TGTGTGTAGGCGCGTTAGCGCCTACACAAAGAGAGTTAATCTAGTAATGTCATGTATGCGCTAGCATTCATTCTACTAAACTTGTCTAAGCCTTTACGTACTGTGTCGTAGTCCTCGTCCCATTCTGCCTGTTTAATCTCAGTATATAACTTGTGTTCTTCTGGTGTTAATACTGCAGACTGACCTGAGTAAGGATTAGTCACTGTTACATTGATTAGTTTTCTGACTCTGTTGTCATATCTTTCTGTTGTCATATCATTTAACATATAGGATAAGTCAAGCATTGTCAACTACTTTCTTTTCAATGGTCCACCTATTATAATAGTTGTCAGCTTGTTTTATAGGGTCCTTGATTGGTGTTTCTAGTGGCTCTCGTCTTGGCTCAATAGCAATTATTCTATCAATGTGTTTATTAAAAAAGTTAAGCATACAACTATTACCACAAAAAAAGCGCCACATTGTATTGTTGTTCCAACCATTAATAGCAACCTTTCTTGTTCTTATTACTTTGTTTCCTTTGCTACCTCGCACTCGGTCAACTGTGCTATTTGTATGGCATTTCGGACCGTGGCACCAATTATATTCACTCATTTGTTGTGTCCTTTTCGTTGTTCATTTTTTGTAACTCCACATAAAAACCATAATGAAAAGTTTCTAAATCTTCATTACAATAATTGTGCCAAGCTTTTTTTATTTCATCATAATCAAATTGGGTTGAACTATTCATATCTTGGTAGCCCCCCAAATATCATTGCTATACTTAAAAACAATAATAGTAATGATACAATCATATGTGATGTATGGAATGCAATAATCAGACTTACTTGTGCTAACATTACACCTAATAACATTAATAATAATTTCATTAGTGCCTCACTTTCCAAGATGTAGTCGCAGTTCTATATCCGTGTGCGTCTAAATCATAATAAACGTAATAAGGTGTTCCATTCTTTGCAACACCATATCTGCTTTTGTCGTCGTGCTTTCCTTGTCTTGTTATGTGCTTCTTATGTTTAGAAGCCCAATAAGTTATGTAAAATGTTTTAGTCATATTTATTTCTCTCTTTCTGTACCTATCCTATCAATGATAGGATAGGTTGTCAATAGCTTAATTTAAACTATTTTCTTTCTGTTGTTGCTCATATAATAGTCTTGCCTTAATCTTGGCTTGTCTATCTATATTCTTGTTCTTCATACCTTTAATTCTTTCAGCAAGATTTTTAGGGTTGTAGATTACAAGTCCAGTTGAGTTAGTTCTAATTATTTCTGCGTCAGTAATATTTAAACCAAGTTCAGTAGATAACTCAATCGCCTCGTCTAAATATTTATAACCTTTTAGACCAAGTTTGATTTCTTTCATCTGTTCTAAAATAGATGAAATCCATTTTTGATGAGCAATAACAAATTGACCTTTGGCTTGTTTCCAAGTAATTAAGAAATTAAATTCTTCTTTAGTACAAGCTATTGACCTATCTCTACAATAATCTCTACCAATTAAATCTAATTGATATTTCTCATTCCATTCTTTGCCATAACCTTTGTCATCATTACCAAGATACTTATTGTTATTGTCAGTATATTTTGTTTTATGTGGGTTGTTATCTTTACCCTCTTGCTCAATCAAAATGTCAGGATTACAATCTTCTTGTGCTTTTAGTTCATCTCTAAACAAAGCATATCCATATTCATTATCAGAACGATAACTATTGTTGCTATCAGTATCAAAGCTACCATTTAATCTAAAGTCAAAATGTTTTTCAATGGTACTTGGAACAATCTTAACATTGTTATCATAATCTCGTTCTTCTTTCTCGCCCATATAATGAAAATGAAAACAACTATCTTTTGCAATAGTAGAAACATTCTCAAACTTATCTTGTAGATATTGTGCTTTCTCAACATCTTCTTCGGTATAATGTCGTCTTACTATTTGTTCAGCAACTTTCCACGCATTGTCATTTAAGTCAATCTGATTTGCTTTCAATTCGTCATACTTTTGTTTTTCTTGCGTGTCCTCTTGTTCAAGATGTACTCTCATTCTATTTGCTATCTTGTTTCGGTACTCTTGATTTAGTCTTATTCTAGTCATTTTTCCTCTTTCTTGGTTATTTATTTTATTTTGCATAAATGTTTTTTAGCACTTGACAATAGGATAGTCAAGCATTATATTTGATGTTCAGCCTCATTTGAGGATTTATCGCTGAAACAAAACTATAAATCCTAATGGGACCTACACCAGCAAAAGTAGGTAGGATTAACGGCAGGGATACACAGACAACCTGCCCTGATCCCTGGTCTAAGTCAGAAGAGATTGATCATCTTGTAATGGGACGAGGCGTCCGCTGTACTTGGACCTGGGATCAGCTTCAGCAGTAGCTCTGGCTGGAAACAGTTTTAAGATGTTGCTGGCTGATCCCTGATCTCTATCGCCACTTGCTAGGGGCCACAGTGATAGAGATCTGGGATCAGAACTAGTATAGGGCGTCTGGACATTTCCGGACTATATCTATGGTCGCGAAATATTTGAGTTTGTACACTGGTCAGACTGGGAAGTGTACCGCCTACGAGCCACTAGTACTGATCCCTGGTCTATTGGCCGACGGATGTAACGATTAGCTTCGTTGCCGACCACCGATGGACCAGGGATCAGGGATTAAGTTTCAAGCTTCAAGCTTCAAGCCGGTTGACAAGGAAGAATTATAATGTTATTAAGTCCTATAAACTAAAGGAGAAAGAAAATGGACCAACAAATGTACAATGCAATAATGACTGAGGTATACAGGAAACTAGTAACAGCGGTTAATATTGAAACAGGTGACGATGGGACCAAAGCTCACAAAGTATTAGAAACTTTTCATGAGCTGTTAAAAATGAATAAAGAACAATACGAAAAGCAGCAGAGGTATTACGGATGAAACCAAATGCGGGCAAAGAGTATAACAAGATTTTAATAAACCATTGGCGCTGGCTCGCGGCTAATGGTTACAAAGAAGAAGCGTCAAGCTGCAAGCGTCAAGCGACAAGCTTGACAAGAAGGCTGTATAGTGTTATAGGATATTCAAGGAGAAAGAAATCATGAAAACAGATGAAGCATTAAAAATTATAGGGGGCAGCCTGTCGAAGCCTTCGAAGATGCCTGGCTGGTCGATAGGTTTACCTGCCAAAGAATGCAAAACAGGCGGCAAGCTCCAACAAATCCCGGGCTCAGTCTGTTATGACTGCTACGCTCTAAAAGGTTGTTACGTGTTCAAGGTGGTCCAGGATGCACAGTACAGGAGACTGGCAGCCATCCAGAGCCCGCAATGGGTCCAGGCAATGGCACACCTGATCAACAGCAAGAAGCCAGATGTTTTCAGATGGCATGACTCAGGCGATGTACAGGACGTGCAGCACCTAAACAAAATTTATGAAGTATGCAGGTTGACACCTTCAAAGCGTCACTGGCTCCCGACTCGTGAAGCATGGATAAAGGACCACCTGTCAGACAAGCCAAACAATTTAGTCATAAGGTTCAGTGCGCCCATGGTCAACCAGCGGGCGCCTGCTTCCTGGCCTAACAGTTCGGAGGTTGTTAACAGCAACGCCAGCTGCCCAGCTCCAGCTCAAGACAACGAGTGTCGAGACTGTAGACAATGTTGGGACGCCTCAATTAAGACAGTTTCATATGGTAAACACTAATATGTGGTATCATCCAAACTATTATAAGAATTTGCGCAAGCTAGCTAGGTTGCGCAATAGGGACCAGGCCATTAGCTCATGTACGGCGACGGCCGCGAACGAGCGTGCGCCTGGGACCGGCCTCAAGCCTCAGGCTGCAAGCGACAAGCTTCAAGCTCCAGGCGTCAAGCTTTCGAACCAACCTGTTCAAGCATCAAGCGACAAGCGTCAAGCCCCAGGCAGCAAGCTTCAAGCGTCAAGCCACAAGCTGCAAGCTCAGTGATCCGTGTACCACGGTACAAGAATACTGAAGAAGTATTCTTGGGTAAAGGACCAAGGGCCTTTACCATGATAAATGTATTCTTAGGATGACGTTTATGGAAGGCAATTTGATGGGGTGAAAAACGTATTTTTTTACTCTTGGTTACTTTTAATTCTATAGTACAAAAGTGCCCAGAAGTATTACAGACCAATAGATCAGGAGTCCCAAGTAAGCTGGAATTCTCCAGTCGAATAAACGAA